GTATTGCTTATACGCACAGCAAGCCAACCCGCCGAATCATAAATATCATGCTGGTGACGCTTCTGCCTCGCACGCTCATGCATCAGGGGAATCAGCCAAGCCGCTATTATTGCGGAAATCGAACCGATCGCCTGAACCCAAGCCGCTCCTACCTCGCCAGCATGAACGGCCAGCATGAGTACATAGACTGCGGCGAAAACCCCCACCACTCCGGGTACGGTAATCGCTGCGTGTTCCTTAAGTGCCCGCCATGCATTACGGCAATACATCTTTTTCTCCCGATCAGTCAGCACATGACACTGCCGGCTTATCGCCACCATGTCCAGTGGAGCGCTATATGAGCGCGGCGCGACTAATTACCCGCTACCACGGCAGTCCCAAGATGCATCGCAAGGGAGGGAAACGGCGATGAACACCGCATTTTTGCTGATGGCCCAGTACAATGGCCAGGCGATCATCCCGCTTGAACGAGTGTGCGCGGACTACTTCAGCCACCTGACGCCGGACAAGCTCCAGCGGAAGGTAGCAACCGGCGATGTGGATCTGCCCGTGGTCCGTATCGAGGGGAGCCAGAAGGCTGCCAAGGGCGTGCACCTCACCGACCTGGCGGCTTACCTCGATGAGCAACGCCGCAAGGCCGTGGCTGAAAATGACAAACTGCACGGTCGACTAAAAAAAGCCATGTAAGCCTCTGAGTATCACCGGCTGCCGCCTCGGAATCTTAAGGCCATTTTCAACAAGCGAGTCTCGTTTGAGACTTTAACCAACCGCTCTTCCAGAGAAACTGTAGAGACTGGAAGATCTAAGAATTCATTGACCTGTCCCAACGTCGACTCAAACCGTTTAAGACGGCTTATATAGAAACCCAACATATTTCTAAAGATCCGATGGAGTTGGTAACAATAGCTATCCAGCCCTTCCCCTTGAATTCCTTTATGTACATTATCATTCCGGCAAGCGCGAACAACTCTTAGAACCTGATCAACATACGAATCATTAGAAAAAACAAACGCACACCTACTTATTAATTCTTCAGGCTTTTGCTCACCGTGGACTACAAGATGCTCCAGCGCGGACCACAGCTTTCTATCAGCTACGTTAATCGCTTGCCTTTCGAAGTAATTGGGCTCATACCAAAACTGGTCCGCATCAACTAACTGTCCGTTAGTGTCGTGCAAACTGTGTAGACCTCCCAGCATGACCCGATTGAGCGGCCGTTGATCTTGGTGGGCTCCCAGCGTAAAGCTATTTCCGGGTACAATCGAAAGCGCGAGCAGTCCCCGTACATAGTCAAGATCGTGAAAAGCTTTAGTTATAGCGTCGGACTTATGCTTAGCTCTGAGGGATATAGCGACCGCAGTGTATGTTTCCGGCAAATCAGACTTACTGGGAAACAATTTCGACCAGCGATCTTGATGGGAGGATCGAGTTGCAAATTTTTTTGGTAACGACCCATATAGATTAATTGTAGATTCCGGCAACCGTACGATCCTGAAAGGCACGCCTTCCGATTCTACCGAGAGCGAAGAAACAACAACAAAATCCCTGTCCTCAGCAACTAGATAATC